ATTGGCCCAATACCTTCCCCAACATCAAGCGAACACATTAATTTTGCAGGAGATGGCACTTCAGGAATCTACATCCAAGACGCTCAATTAGAGCAAGGCTTGGTAGCTACTGATTACATTGAAACAGGAGCATCTACTGCACAAGCAGGTATCTTGGAGGATATGCCTCGTTTAGATTATAGTGGTGGTGCTTCGTGTCCTTCTCTTTTACTTGAGCCTCAACGGACAAATAGTGTTTTAAATAGTGAATATTATGCAGGTTATCCTCAAACAAGGATTACACTAACTCACAATGCAGCCACATCTCCAGAGGGAGTAGACAACGCTACCAAGATGGTAGAAACTACTGATACGGGTTTACATTTTCTTTCTTTAAATGGAAGTGTTACATCTTCATCAAATGCGGCTTTTTCAATTTTTGCAAAGCAAGGAGAAAATCAATTTTTGCAAGTATTGTTTGGAACAGGGCAAACATCTCCAGAGGCTTATGCAAATGTTGACCTTTCTAATGGCACATACAATGACTATAATATGGTTAGTTTTGATACTGAAGATTATGGTAATGGATGGTATCGCATCTTTGGAGTAATAAATCCATTGGCTACATCTTTAGGTTTTTACATTGCTTCTGTTCAATCTAAAACTGCTGCAAGAGCCGAAACATATACAGGAGACGGAACAAGCGGATTTTACTTGTATGGAGGTCAAGTAGAAAGCAATTCAAGCTACCCTACCTCATATATCCCTACCTATGGGACAAGTCAAACGAGGTCTTTTGATGATGCTCAAACAAATCCTGCTGATACCATAGACACTCAATCGTTTACCTTGTTTTTTGAACACAAAGCATTAGGCTCAACAGGTACTGATTGGATTTATCGTTTAGATATTAGCGGAACAAGCGATAACATTAGTTTTTATGCTAATTCAAGTGTTGCTTTAAATGTTTATTTAGGAAACGCTAATGGGGGGTACATCTTTGGGAGTGCTAACAATGATGGGTTTACTATCGGCTCTAATTCTAAAGTTGCATTAAGTTATGATGGTAATAGATTGGCTTATTTCATCAATGGTAGTTTGTATGGTTCAGCAACAGGTGTTTCTTTCAACGATGCAAACAACAAATTAATCATACGAGGAGTAAGAAACATTATCAATAGACAAGTTGCCGCATTCTCAACGGCATTAACTGATAGCGAGTGTATCGCCTTAACAACTATCGCCTAATGTGTGATATAGGATTTGTATATAAATGGAGTGATTCTTCCAATAGTAAATGGTACATTGGAAGCCATACTGGTCATCCAAAAGATGGCTATGTTGGAGGAGGACACTTCTTTAATAAAGCTTACAAGAAGCGTAAGGAATCTTTCTCAAGAGAAATTCTTTACTTTGGTCACGACCATAGAGAACTTGAGGAGTTTATCCTTCAAGAGTTGGATGCTATGAATGATTCAATGTCTTACAATCTAACCAATAATTGGAAAGGAGTTACAAGACATACTGAAGAAACTAAAAGAAAAATATCTGAAGCTAAAAAAGGATTTAAAGCCTCTGAAGAAACTAAAGAGAAACTTTCTAACGCAAAGAGTGGAGACAAGCATCCTCAATGGGGCAAGACAGGATATTGGGCAGATAAACAAATGCCAAGAGAATCTGTCCGTAAAACTCAATTAAAGCGTTCTTACAAGGTTTATTGTGAAAATAATGGTAAGACATACGAATGCACAATGGATGCAGCAGAAGACCTTAAATGCTCTAAAAGTAGCATCTTAAATATGATTAGTGGACATAGACCTAATAAGCACGGATTAAGAAAAATATAATATGAGTAACATTTACGATAAAGCGAGTCTTGTACTCATTCCTTCAGGAACAAAGACAAGCAAGGTGTATAGCCAAAAGCCTGTTAATGGAGATGGTGATTTTACTTTCTCAAGGTCAACTGCTGCAACAAGGGTTAATGCAGATGGTAATATAGAGAAGGAGACTCAAAACCTGCTCTTGCAGAGTAATACTTTTAATACTACTTGGGTGTTAGAAAGTGGAGATTATACTATTGCAAGTGGGCAGAGCGGATACGATGGTAGTAGCGATGCTTGGTTGCTTACTAAAGCCTCAACGGACAACCGATATTTAATTCAAAGTGGTCTTACAAACATTGGCGTAGTCACATTATCTATTTATGCTAAAGCAGGAACTGCTGATGGTATTATGATATATAGCCACGGTGGTTATGGAAGATGGAATTTAAGTACAGGGGTTCAAATAAATTCAGGTGGTGATAAGATTGACACAAATATTGAGAGCGTTGGAAATGGTTGGTATCGTTGTTCAGTAGTATCACAAGGTACAGGTGTATTCTTTGTTAAAGTTGTTGATAGTTCGGGTGTTGAAACTGCAGGAAGCATCTACATCCAAGATGCCCAAGTAGAGCAAGGACTTGTAGCAAGAGACTATATAGAAACGACTACTGCTGCCGTAGAGGGAGGTATTACAGACAATGTACCAAGATTAGATTATACGGATAGTTCGTGTCCGTCTCTTTTGTTGGAGCCGAGTCGGACTAATCTTGTAACGCAAAGTGAGTATTTTGGAGGTAGTGATTGGGTTTCCTCTTCTAATGTAACTATAACCGATAATGTAACAACAAGCCCCGAAGGAGTGCAAAACGCTGCTTTAATTAACTTCACCTCGGGTGGAAACTACTTTCAAAACGGTGGTGGTGTTATGGTTTCGGGAAATACTTATACGATTTCTTGTTATGTGAAAAGAGCGTTATCAACTGACCAAGTTTTTAAAATATATGGGAATGGCAACATAGTGTCTGGTAATTTTACCGCTACTTCGGAATGGCAAAGATTTACTTACACATTCACGGCAGCCTCTACTAATTTTTCTTGTGGTTTAACTACCCCATCTATTTGTCAAATTCATCTATACGGATTCCAAGTAGAACAAGCCACCTACCCAACTTCCTACATCCCGAACCATTCGGGCGGGAGTGTTACGCGGGGGGTTGATTTTAATAAAGCAACCAATCAACAAGCAAATATAAATTCTGTTGAAGGCACTTTGTTTATAGATACAACTTTGGATGTCATAGAAAACGCAATGTTTTTGGCGGGAATATATGGAGGCGGAAATGAATTGTATTTTACGACATTCTCTAGCGACCGATTCCGTATGGTTCACTATTACGGAAGCACTCAAGCCTTAATAGTCTCTAATACATTTAGCACTGGTCGTTTTAAAATGTTATTAACCTACAAAAACAACGATTGGAAGTTTTATATAAACGGAGTTTTGCAAGGTGTAGATACAAGCGGAACTTTTGACGGAACAAATATGAGTAGTTTTGCAACGAGTTATACTTCGTCTTCAGCTTATTCCCCTAATCAAAAGGTACATCAACTTTTATATTTTGATGAAATTTTATCCGATGCCGATTGTATCACATTAACCACATAAGACAATGAAGAATATGAATACATTTAGAAAATACGAGTTTGGCTCTCAAGGAGCAGCTACAACTAAAATCAATGCTTTAGGTGTTGATGAAGAAGGTAACCCTACACACCCTCACTCAATCGTAAGACTCGGTCACATAGTCGTAACCGAAGGGACATACGATGATGAAGGAAACGAACTAACACCTCCTGTACTATCCGATAACTATTGTGTAGATGTTCTATGGAATGGTGAGCCTGTAGAGTCTTGGGATAGCAATATGATATGGTGTCCGCCTATCGGTGTCCATACATTCGGTAGCAGTTCAGCTATTCGTGAGTGGACGGAGGCTTGTAAGAGTCTGCATCCTGATTACTTCCCAGAGCCTGAAGAAGACGAGTTAGTATAACTCTAAAATAATTTTAATGAAAAGACTTAAGACAGGAGTAGTTAATACTCTATCTTTCGTCAAGCTATCTACCTTTACGGTAAACAGCTTTGACGTTACATTGGATAAGGTGGTAGGTACTGGTAGTCTAACGATTACCAACCTTACTGACCTTAACAACCTTGACTCCTGTAAGGACTTCATTCAGATTAACATAGACCTTTTGTCTAACGACATTGAGGGAGGTGAGTACGAACTTACCATAACAAACAGTGGTGACAGCTACAAGTATCTTACAGAGGTGCAAGATTATACAGTTACTCAAACGGGTACAGGTATTTATGGCTCTACTGTGAGGTTTACTGACCTATAAATTGTAAATTAATACAATGGGACTACTATCTAATATATCAGAATTCTTTGCATCTAACACTTATGTGCAAGCTACAGAGCATTCTATCGCAACAAACGAGTTAGAGAACTCTATTGAAGACCTTAATGGTCGTTACAAATTAGGACATACTCTTGTAGGGGACTACATTAAGTTTGGTGTTAACGATGACTTCCCAGTTATTCTTGAGAAGATGTTACGCCAATCACCTGTGCATAGTGGTATCTTAACCAAGAAAGCGAAGATGGTTGTCGGTAACGACATCTCTTACTCTGATGAGTTCCTTACTACCAATAAGGCTAAAGCTGAACTAAAGGCATTTACCAATCACTGTGGTGGTAACAACAAAGGTCTATACGAAGTATTAACTCACGCATCATTCCAATACGAGCATAAGGGTGCGTTAGCATTATACGTTAGATGGAACAAAGAGCGTACAAAGATACTTGAATTTAAGTCCATAGACCCTAAAGGAGTGCGTGTAGGCGAACCAAATACTAAAGGTGAGGTAACCCACTACATCGTAAGGAGAAGCTTCGGCTACGGGGCTAATTCTGTACAGCACAATGAGCCTCGTAAGATTAAGGCATTTAACAAGTTTGATAAGAGTGGTACTGAAGCATTGCTTTATGTAGCTAACCCTTATTCGGGTAACCCATACTATGGTGTACCCAGCTACATCTCTGCGTTCCATTATATTGAGTCTGACTTCAGCTTTGGTAAGCACATTAAGAACTCCGCCGAGAACGGCTTTACGCCAAGAGTATTGGCTACCTTCATTGGTAGAAATATGAGTGCAGAGCAGAAGCGTGAGGAGTACAACAAGTTCAAGGAGTCCTTTACAGGAGCTGATGCAGATAACTTTATTGTCTCTTGGGTAAAGAAAGAAGAAGATGCTCCGAAGTTTGAGCCATTAGACGTTTCTAATTTAGATAAGACCGTAGATGTTTTATCAAAACTTAACGATGCCAAAATACTTACAGCCCACAACGTTACTTCTCCTACTCTATTTGGTGTTATGGTTAGTGGTAAATTGGGAGGCACAGGTAACGAACTTGTTACGGCTTACCAAATATTTAGAGCGACTGAAACGCTACCTAACCGAGAAATTCTTTTAGACTCTGTAAACAGAATCTTTGCTACTGTAGGTTATGACCAAATGAATCTATCTGTTGTTGAGCAGCCAATCAACTTGGAGAGTATTAAAGGTGCTAACACTGAAGACGTATAATAATGGTTGACGTAATTTTTATAGACGATAACTACCTGTACCAAAACTTCCCTTTACCGAAGCGTATGGACAGAGGTGCTTTATTGGCATTAATTCAATTAGAGCAATACACATCAATACAAGACTTGTTAGGTACTTGTCTCTATGAAGATATTGAGGCTAAAGTATTGGCTGAAACATTAAATGTAGCAGAACAAGGTTTGTTTAAGCTGGTAAAGTATACCTTGGCTATGTACTCTGCGAAAGCAGCTATTTCTATATTACGCACAGCTACTGCAACAACTAAAGCGGAGGAGCAAAAGCAAGACCAATACATCCTTGACACTATATCTACTACTGTTGATAGTAAACTATCTTATATCAACAAGCGTATCACTAACTATATCCTTGACAATGCGGCAATTAAAGCAATCGCTACTGCCGATGGTTGCGACAATGACTTATTTGATGAAGAGGATACCTACCAAGGTGATGTATTCTACCCTCAAGATGGTATCATATATAAGTCCTGCGAAGACGGAGGAGTAAGCTATAACCCGTAATGGACACTACAGATATCAAAGTACTTTTATTCAACGCCTCTACAATGGCCGTGTCATTCTCAAACATTGAAGACGCATTGAAAATTATTCTTCTTATAGCGTCTATAGGCTACACTGCACAGAAGTGGTACTTTATGAATAAGAGACAAAAAAAGGGATAGACTAACGCCTACCCCTTCTTGTTGCAAGTACCTTTACAAGTACATTCTATAGGTGCGTTTTCGCACCAACTTACTTTATCTTTGTTCTCTTGTCCACGCTTCTTACCGCGAAGTACCCGCCTATTACCGTTACGCTTACCAGCTCCCATAACCCAATCCATCTCTCGTTAATACTACTAATACCAAAGCCTTCAAAGAAGGTCATAAGCACCAGAAATATCATAACGGTTGCAAGGGTTAATGGTCTAACGTTCTTACTCAACCAAGAATCGGTAAGGCTATCGGCCTGCCAACGCTTGGTGATTTCTTTTTCTATGCTTTGACGCACAGCTTCTTTCTCTTCGGGTGTAGATACAAATCTATCTACCACATTGGCAACTGCTTCCACAGCTTCCTTCGCACCCCCTGTAAATAGTTTTGTTATTGGATTTCCCATAGTTAGCTACCGCAGTTTTCACACTCTGGATTATCAATGGAGCATTGAGCGTTATCGTTTTTTTCATCATTAGATAGTTCGTCTACGAAGTCAGCGAATGAGTCGCTCACATCAAAATCATTTTTCATATCTTATACATTTTTTGCATTAATTAAAAAATCATATTCTTTTTGCACATCAAATGATGGACAAGCTTTGTTGGAAAATTCATTGTGTCCGTGTAATGTAGCATCAGGATACATTTCCATAAGAGCATCTAATAAATTAGCAATAGCTATTAATTGCTCTGCATTTCTGGTGTCTTTCGGAGTCCTTCCGTCAGTCTCTACACCCCCGATATAACAGCAGCCGATGCTATTGCTATTCAACCCTTTTGTATGCGCTCCGCTTCTATCTATTGGTCTACCTTCTTCTATCTGTCCATCTATAGAAACAATATAATGGTAACCGATGTCGGACCAGCCTCTGCCGTCAACGTGCCATTTTCTTATAGTATCTACGCTGATGTCTTGGCCTTCTCTGGTGGCACTACAGTGCAAAATAATTTTATTTATTTTGCGAGATGATTTTTTTAGGTTCATATTATTTTACTTTTTTAATTTCCGATGTCCAAGAAGTGTAGCACACTCCTAATCTTTGTGATGTGTCGGGGTATTCCTTAATCATTGTAGGGTTACTCATACATCTTTCAATAAATTTAGGTCTTGTTTCCTTTAGGGAGGGAACGGGTATCGGCATTGTCTTTAGTGTTTGGATTAGAAAAAATAGGCTCGTCCCAATAAAGGAAGAGCCACTCGCTTTTATAATTTACATTCTTTACACTATTCATTGACCAATTTTCTGTAAGATAGTTCTGCAATAAAAGCCGTATAGATTGCATATAAGGGATTAACTCCAAGGTAACTATAAAGGAGTAGGCTGCACCAAAAAGAAAGGCACAGAACGCAGTTAAATGGCTTAAAAGGCAATACTCTTTCCATCACCCAACCATAGGGTTCAAATATAAAAAGAAAACTAAACATTAGTCCTAATGAACTAACCAATATCCAATCGTTATAAACCTCCATCATAATTTTTCACTTAAATAATCATCCTTAATGTAGCGTTTTAATTTGGTAACGCTCTCACCATCCTCTATATAGGTGAGGTAACCTTTTATGTTCTGACCATAGACATCACTGTGGTTAAGTGACACTATCTTATTAGTCATCGTTGAGTATATAATACTAATAACGAGATTCGCAGCGGACTTGTTCTTGATGTAGTAGTACAAGAACTTTTCACAGGTTCTCATCACAGCAGCATCTATTAGTGCCTGCTTGAGTTCCTCGTTACCATCGGTAACAAATGCAGAACCCGCTACCTCTATACTGCGTTGTAGTATAAACTTACCAAGTTCTTCTGTTATTCTACCTTGTTGTGCAGAGCGTATTGCTTCCTGCTCAATGATAGCCTTGTCGTACCTCGGCATATTCTTCTTCTACTTTATTTAGTATAGTTACAATTGTGGGCAGATAATCTGATAACTCTTGTGGTTTTATGTCCAACTCATATCCCAATCGTACCAATGATACTGGCTCATTGTTGTAGACCAATGCGTCAATGACGTGGTATATATCAAGGATGAGATTTGCTTCGTCATCGGATAATTCTTCGTAGTATTCTTCAAGTATCATATCAATAAGAAGAGCGCAGCCTATCAGCCTTTTCGGGGTCAAGTTCTGCAATTAGTTCAATGTATTCCTTCTCTCTTCTGTATGCATCTTGATGTTCTTCTACAGTAGAATCGGTTCCAAGGTTAGCAAATAGCAGAGACATTTCATACAAGTATAGGTCTATCCTGTTCTTAATTAATTTACACGTTTGATAGTTTCGTTGATTAATCATAACACTTTAATTTTACTTTGAAAGAATCTTTTGGTAGGTCTTTGTCAATCTTGATGTTAAGCCTTTTGTAATATTTGTTGCCATCGTCTTTAACGATACCCATAGCAACGAGAGTATCAGAGAGAAATTTTGAAACAAGAATAACATTGTCAACATCGTGACGAGAATTGTACCTAATATGAACCTCATAAGTTTCGCAGGTAAACGCATCAAACTTTTCAAGTTCTTCTTTACAGAATTTAGAATATTCATCTTTTTGTTTTTTACGTATTGCCCAATGCTTACCAGCATAGTACTGATTTAAGCTTGGTGGTTTAGGGAGGTCAAGTTCTATCTCAAGCATACTCTGTTAGGTCTATGGTTGCCTTGTACCCATAGCGAGATACAAGAAGTTCGTGTAGTGGAGGTATCCATCCTTCAGCATTGTCATCACCTGTAGCACTGTTACCAACTACTCTGTAGTTAGCCATCTGTAGGTGTTGCAACAATTGTACCCTATCAAACACAAAGGCAATATCCTTCTTACCCGTCTTTAAGATGTAGAAATAGAAGTCAGCCTTAGACTTTAAGATACCCGAATCACAATCCCTTGTTGTACTTCTAAACTCAATGTATAGATTAGGGTGTTCGGGAGTACCTCTACGAGCAGCCCACATATAAGCCTTGCTATCGTACTTCACTTCAATGGTAACAACTCTATTACCCTTTGTAGCCTTAACATCCCAATCGTAGAAGAGTTTCTTCGGAGCCTCCTCAACCTCGTAACCCTTTCCTTTAAGGTACTTCATTACGATATCTTGACCATAGTCTCCAGAGATACTTGCTTTTACGAATGTGTTCCTACTCATTTCTTTTGTCTTAGGGCAACCTTCAGTAGTATCAAGTAACCAATTAAATCTTGTACAGTATCTTCAGTTTCATCTGTGATACCACGCATCTTGATTCGCATAAGCTTATCATCAATGCGACAGCATAGGTTATGAACAGCATCACCACCTGCAAAGATACCTGCTGGGTTTAGTGCTGAATCACCATACGCCTCATTCTTTAGAAGAAGAAGTTTAGTAACTGCTTCTGACTCCTCAAGTATTAAATCTCTTGTTGTAAACTCATTACGAGAAACATTCAAAACATTATTCAACTTGTTTATATAATCTTTTTCCATATCCTAATATACTCTATAAACCACAATAACCACCATCACACTCTGAGAAATCTTCATCAAACAGACTGAACTGAGAATTGTAATTGATTATTTCTCTGTAGCTTACGTCTGATTTAAAGTTGCCTTTGTTGCCTTCCTCTTGTCTTGCAAACCAATCCATCTTCTCTGGATGCTTATCAGCCATATGCTTTAGTAGCATAGGTCCACGCCACCAACATCCAATGCAGTTGTTCATATAGGCAAACCTAACGGGCTTGTCTCTCCAAAACTCTTCTACATTATCCTTGAATATGCCATCCTCAATAAGTGGGAATGTAGGCTTACAGTAATCTATAACACCCCAGCGGTTCCTTGTACCTGTCTTGGTCCTGCCTATCACAATCTTAACCTCAGTCATACCACGTTCATTGAGCTTGTCGTTCATTGTCTTAGCACGAGACTGCTCATTAGCACGAAACCCAAACCTCATCTCAACATCATCGTCAATGTTATCGTATCGCCATTTGGCTATAGGCATAGTCTTCATATCTGTAGTGCAATACCTTGCTACCTTGTTGGGCAGGTAACCTCCGTGATTCTTGATAGCATCTTCAAAGGCAGGCCCTGTAACCCAAGTAATCTCCTTGCCTATATACTGCTCAAGGTCAAGCATAGTATATATGATAGTATCATCTTCAGCAGTAGAGATGAATGGTGCTTGTAATCTATCCTCTACTAACTTGCGTATCTTCTCATCTTTAAACTTAGACGCTATGTCATTTGTTCTTATGAGTGAGAATACATTATAGTCAGCAGGATAATTAGCAGCAATATAGCTGCTTGTCTTTCCTCCCGATAAACTATTTATTGTCTTCATCTAATAAATCAACTTCTATTTTATAAATCTTGCTCTTGCCATTACCTTCTATAACCAACCTGCCCGATGCAGGGTTAAAGAATATATATCTATTTGTAGAACCAGTGTAGTCTGATACATCAAACTTGTATGTGCTTCCGTTTATGGATATACTTCCATCGGCCTCAACAACAATGTTGAGCGCATCATCTACATTGAATCGTAGGTAAGCCCTCACAAGATTTGCGAAGGCTACCTTTCTATCAAGAATTAGACTGTGGATAGGCGTACTGCTTTTCTCCTCTGCTGTTGAGTTCATAGTATCTGTTTTTCATTTTGTCATAATATAAAGTAACGGTCCCAAGCTTACCAACAATCTTTGGTTTAGCCTTGACCACTGTAATCTCCACTTGGTTAGGCTCGTAAGGCACACCATTACCATCCTCTAATCCGTAGGGGCAACGCCATACATTAACAACCATCATACCTTTACGGGACCATTGCATACCACCTGCGATATCGTTCATCGTAGGCTTATCAACATAGGGTACACCATTCTTGTACTTAGCTTGTTGGTGTTTAGTGTGTACTGTTACAATAGTGTGGTAGTTCTTTTCTGCTGAGTGCTTACGGACCTTAGTAAGTACTTGACCGATAGCAATGTCATCACGAACACCGCTGGACACATCCGTTCTAATCTCAGTGAAGGGGTCAACCATACATCCATCAATGGTAATAAAGTTATCCTCTTCAATAGTCTCTACTGCTGTGTAGAATCCCTCAATGCTGAGGTCTTGTAGACCGCTGTCAATTAGGTAGAAGTGTGAGTTGATAAACTCAATAGCCTTCTCTGTCTCCTCATCTGTAGCAGTAAGATGGTCATTGATTAGGAATGGCTTACGCAAGTATACCCAAAGTAGTTCGGCAAAGACCTCTGTAGGTGAGCCTGTCTCGGGAGTATACACTGCCCACTTCCAACCGCTAAACTCTGATAGGTTCATCATCAGTTCAAATCCAAACTGCGACTTACCTTGGTGCGCCCCAGCATAGATGTATGTGGTGCTACCTTTCTTAACTGAGTACTTGTCAAACAGAGATTCAAATCCTGTCCAAGCACCTTTCTTAACTCCCTCTTTGCGAAGTGTAGATAGTGAGTCTACTACATCTTCTGCTTTGTAAATAATGTTTCTCATTGCTCTTGTTTTTTATTCTCCAAATTCTTTGCTGTAATCTTCCTCTTTATGCGAAAAGCTATTGCTTATTTCCTTACGATAGAACTCTTCTATGATATAGAAATCGTAAACGCTTTTACCTGTCGCACCTACAAACGACATCATCTTCGCTATCATCTCTGGATTGCGATTGATATGGTCAAGAGACTTTGCTCTTGTAACAAACTGAAAGGGTCTGTCCTTTGTACCTTGGTACATATTGACGTATCCGTTACCTCGCTTTTTCTTCCAAGCAAGGCGTACACCAACATCATAAATCATTTGTCCTTCGTCACTCTGCATCTCCTATGTTATTAAGGGTTCCACAATCACATATATGCAGTTGGTTAATGCCAATCACAATGGGTATCTGCTTATCGCATCCACCACAAAAATACTTGTCGCTCATATTACATTTTTATTAGTCTCAACCTACGCTGATACTTACGGATAAGTAGTGCTGAGTTGGTTAGTTGTTTCTGTATGTCTTCATTCCATCCAAACCTACTGGCGTGTAGTGTTATGTTTACTTGGTCTATCATTAACATCTCCAAGTATTTCTGTATCTCTCTTACGTGCTTCCTCTTTCTTGTCATTGCTCTTCCATTTATAAATTAGATATCCGTTCCAACCTAATACTAAAACACATCCTAAAACATCTTCAAGTGTCATTTATCTTTGGTGTTAAAGGTTCCAATTATTTTTTATTAACTCATCTCTTTCCTTAATAGCTTCTTCAATGGAATTATATCTTCCAAATACTTTAGACTTTCCTTTTATTTTCTTAGATATATAGTAATAATCCTTACTCTTCATATCAGTTATATATGTAGGAAATTTATTATTCCTACTCTTCTGATATCTAAGAGCGTTTTCTTGATATGTTACTAATTCAAGATTTACTAAACTACTGTTAAGTTTATTGCCGTCTATATGGTCTACCACAAGTTTTTCTGAAAGGCAATCCTCTATAGAAGGACTCGTATTAAAGGAATGATAAACTGCTTTATGAGTTCTAATCCTTTTTCTTTCAGAACTTGTAGTCGGGTCGTATATAGTAAAAGAAGGGTACTCGCTTGTAATGCTCTGAGATAGTATTTTTGATTTTACTTTTTTTACAGATTGGATATTGTTTTTGCCACCTATTTTAACCTCTCTATTTAAACTCCTAACTCTTCCTAAATTACTTACTTCGTATATATCAGAGCAATATAATTTAGTCCACTTCTCCATTATCTTTGGTGCTTTCATTTCTCTTTGGTGTTAAAGGTTATACGCCTTTGCATACAAATTAATGGATAAGCCCTCCTTTATATGCTTTGGCATATTGTAAGGTTTTACCCTTACTTTGTGACAATTTAAGGCTCATCGTTGTGAGGATTAAAGAAGGGGGGCAATGCCCCCCTACTTATATAGCTGAAATGAAAAAGGGAATTAAAAAGGCATATCATCAGTGTCGTTCACAGCCGCCGCCTTCGGCTTACCTGTGTACTCACCTTGGAGTTGGATGTACTTACCGCCATCACGCTTGTCCTTAATCTCAAGGTTGACCCAGCCCTTTTCATTCTTGCTGTTTGTCAATACCTCAAAGTCCTGTGGACCTAAAGCTACCTTTACAATTTCACCGAACTTAGTGGTGATTACACTTGTCTTTCCAACGAATACTTTGTCGTTTGCCATCTTGATTTTTGTTTAGTTACTTGTTAATAGTTCTTTTAAATGCTCGTACCTTTCCTGTATTGCGATGACCTTAGCGGACATCTCATTCAGTCTGTTTACGTTTACTTCATTTGAATGCTCATAGCCTTCAACAAATGCTTTGACTTTCTTGTACTTAATCGTGTACTTTTTATCAGCCATTCGGTTATCGTGTGAGCCGATATATACCGATACTCCTTTATGGTCAATGCTTAATAGTCTCGCTATCTCACGTACACCGTACCCATAATCATTGAACACAGCACAGGCAATGCCCTTCGCTAATGCTACTTCTTTCTTCTTGCTGTTAGACATAATGTCTGCAATAGCAACACCACTAATGGTGCTGGTCCCCGAGATGATTACATTCTCAAGGCTACTATATGACATCAATGTCCGCACTGTATGGTTTGAATTCTCCATT